AATGGTTTATTATCGTATACTCTAAATACATCTTCACCAATCATTTCTTTCTTTGACCTACAACATATTTTACCATTTGCTTTTTGATAGAAATAATAAGGAGTTCCTCCATCATCTGCATTACGTAATAACCAATTGATTGCAAAGATTGGCTTCATTAATGGTATAACAGAATTAAAAGAAACACCATCTTCTGATATTTCTAAATCTTTATTACTTAAACCTAAATCACCTGTACATATACTTTTAATATTTTTTTTAAAACTACCAGAAACATATTTAGAAATTGTTTTATATTGATTAATATATGCGAACTCTGGTATACATGAAAGTGTATATGCTAATGTACCAGGATTAATTCTTTTATAATCTTTTATCTCTGCTACAACAACTTCTCTTTCAAATTTTTTTATTTCCTGGTCAGGTTCTTTACGTGTAATAACAAAATTTATTTTTTCTGTACCATCTATTTTTAATAAATCTATATAGTCAGCTGTATCAACTATTGTAATATTTACAAGCGTTGCTATTCTTCGTATACTTTCAACTATTTTAATTTTTGCGATAATAGATGTTATATCGATTTCAGTACCATCGCGTAATACGATATTGGCACTATCAAAGTCGTAGTTACTTGGTCCTTGTGAAGAACCATCAGCATAATGATTACTTGCAGTCTTAAGCATTTAATAATTTTTCAAACGTTTTCGCGAATTGACCAACATAGTTAGGGTCGATAACTTTAATTTGTGAACGCTCTTCGTTTAAATCCTGTTCATATTGACGATATGTTATAAATTGTAATTCACCATCACCATGCTTTGCACCTTTAATATGGAGAGCATTTGTTTGTGGTCTCTTTTTAACATCTCCTGTTTTATAATAATAGTATGGAGCATCTGCATATTTAAATACTTGTGAAGCCACAACTACATCGTTAGAAGTATTACCCTGTATAGGTTCAGCAACTTCGTATGCATTAGTGTTTTCCATATCTCTTACAATTAATATTTACCTGCAATAGTATTGGAAGCACCCGCTTCTACTCTTGAAACGATTGCATAACCATTATATTCTTCTTCAATATATTCATGTAAATCTTCTTGGCTCATTGGCCAAGCTCTATATCCGTCGTGTAGAAAGTCATTAATTACAAAGAACGTCCAATAATATTGGCTGGTGCCATATAAAAGCTCAGATAAGACATCAGGCCTTTCACCATTCTGCACATTAAAAAAAGTATATTGAGTATAGTTATCTACAAATTCTTCAATTGGTTTTACATGTCGAAAAATATCTACAACATTTTGTTTAACACCATTGAGTTTAAAGTCGTATCCTATCTTTGGAAATTGTCTAAAGAAAGCCATTACTCTTCTCCTCCACCTGCATAATTGGTTAATACACCCATACCTATATCAGTTGTGAGTTGCGGATCATCTCCATCGTCTCTATATAATTGAGTATCCTCTTGTAATGTAATAGACATATCCACTTCTATCGGTGCACCACTCTTATAGAATGCGTTTGTTGATTGATTATATTGTGTATTGAATCCAGTGATTTGTGTTCTAAAAATTTTAGGGAATGCAATATTTCTATCTTCTCCCTGTTTAAATTCTACTTCAACTACAGGTGGATATTGTAATGCTATACCACCAACCTTTCTTGGATATGTAGCCTTTCTAAAAATATTTTCGATTACCATAATCGCATCAGACTCTTGAATATTTTGTGCGGCGAATTTAAATTGAAAAGTAAAGTTTCGAATATTTTGAGTTTCATATGTAGCTCTTTGATATTTATTTACGGCTATTCTTTTATTTAAAGCAAGAGCTGTACCAACCATAGAAGCATCTGTACCAAATAATCCTTGGAATCCTTCTTTACCTAATAGACTACCTGCTGTTAAATCGCTACTAGCATCTGTACCATCGATAACTGCACCTGCATAATTCTTTAATGTTTCTCCACCACCTGTAATGATTGACATATCAAGTGCTCCATATACAGCACCATCTTCAATGGTTAATCCTGGAGGCTGTGGTAAAAATATAGAGATAGGTGTCTCATTTAATATTTTAAAATGTAAATAAGGTTGGTCGCCTTTTATATCTGGCGGAAACCTGGTCGTTAAAGTTTTTGGTTTGTCTGACATTTAATGTTATTTCCTTTATAAATAAATATTTACTATAGAGTTATTTATATGAGTTACAAAGGCAAATACACAATTAAAAAGCCAGAAAAATATGCTGGTGATCCATCCAAAGTAGTATATCGCTCACTTTGGGAACGAAACGCTTTTAGGTGGTGTGAAAACAATCCAAAAGTTAAATTATGGAATTCAGAAGAGGTGGTTATACCATACAAATATAGTGTAGACCAAAAGCTACACAGGTATTATGTAGACTTATTAATCGAAATGGATAATAAAAAAATATATCTAGTAGAGATTAAACCTAAAAAAGAAACAAAGCCACCCGTTAAAAAAACTCGCAGAAGCAGAAAATATATCAAGGAATCCCTTACATTTGTAAAGAACCAGGATAAATGGAAAGCCGCGGCAGAGTTTGCAGAACATAATGGTTGGCAGTTTCAAGTATGGACAGAAGAAACTTTAAAGAATCTCGGCATAAAAGTGCTAGCGAAATAGTATAAATATACTATATGGCAAGCTTATTCGATACATTACAGGCAAACGCATTCCGTGCTGGAGTACAAGCTAGAACACGACAATCTAGTAAATGGTTCCAGAGTAAAATAGAAGACATGACAATGCCAAGTCGTCAAAAATTATTAAAGGACCCTGCGTTAGAGCAAACCGATAGAGAATTAATTGGTAATATGTATATGTACTTTTATGACCCTAAACATAAAAAGACATTACCTTATTACGATAGATTCCCTCTTACTCTCTTAGTACAACCTGCAGAGGGTGGGTTTCATGGATTGAATTTGCATTATTTAAATTACAATGTAAGGGCAGCTTTTTTAGATGAGCTTATGGATTTAGCTCCACAAAAAATTCAACAGACAACAAGAATACGAAAACTAAGATACGACTTATTACAAAAAACTCGTAAGTATAAAGAGTTTAAACCTTGCTTTAAACATGAACAATTTAGGAAAGCTTCCAAAACAAAAATTTGGACAGACAGTAATAAGATAGCGAGACAACGATGAACCCAGATAAATTATTATCAGCAATAAATAAAAAAGGTGGATTGGCAGAGTCACATAGATTTAATGTTATGTTTGACCCACCTGATACATCGTTGCTTAATATCGATTTAGAACAAATTATATCAAGTGCCATAGCTGGTACATTTGATGCAAAGAATTTAGTTAATGACCCTAGGGATATTACTTTGTTATGTCGTTCGGTTAATATGCCGGGTAGACAAATACAAACATTTGAGTATCAAGCTCATAAAAAAATGATTAAGATTCCTAACGGAGTTGTTAACGATGATGTTAATATGTCGTTCCTTTTAACGAATGACTATTATGTTAAAAAAATGTTTGAGAATTGGATGCATAATATATTTAATGTAGAAGAATATTATGCAAACTATTTAGATGACTATGCTGTTGATGTTATAATTCAACAGTTAGACAAAAATGACATTCCGGTGTACGGAGTGAAATTGAAAAAGGCCTTTCCAATAACCATGGAAAGTGTTGCGTTTTCTAATGATAACGAAAATGCGACGAATGTTTTAAATGTAACATGGTCTTATGAAAATTATGAGTCACAAGGCTCATTGGAATCAGCTGCTAGTGGATTAACTAATCAGCTTGGTTCTATATTTGGATAATATTATAGGAGAAAATTATGGCGTTGCCGGTATTAAATAGTGCTAAGTATGAAGTGGTTATCCCTTCATCTGGCCAAAAAGTTGAGTATAGACCTTACTTGGTAAAAGAAGAAAAGGTCCTTATGATAGCATTAGAGTCGAATGATGAGAAACAAATTCTTCGAGCTCTAAAGGATGTAGTGAATTCATGTGTTGATAATGTAAACGCAGATGAGCTAACAACATTCGATTTAGAATATTTATTTATGATGCTACGTGGAAAATCCGTAGGAGAAAATATAAATATTAATGTAAAGTGTAAAGAGTGTGAGAACCATACACCTTACAATATGACATTGGATAGAATAAATCCACCTGTTGTACAAGAGGAAGTGGAGAATAAAATTATGTTAACAGATGATGTTGGTATAACTTTAAAATATCCATTACTTGCAGATATCGAATCATTAAGTTTAAATGATGATGATGGTGATATGTTCGATATAGTTGGTGCTTGTATAGAAACAGTGTTTACAAATGACAGTGTACATAAAATGGCAGATGAGACAAGAGCTGAAAGAAACAAATTTGTCGGTAGCTTAAGTGCTGAACAATTTGGTATGATGACAGAGTTCTTTCAGAATATCCCTGCTATGAATGCTACAATTAAATGGGATTGTATACATTGTAAAGCGAAAAACGAAGTAGAGTTAAAAGGCCTTCAAAGTTTTTTTACCTAGGCCTCTCTCACGATAGTCTTGTAAACCATTATAAGACCAATTTCGCGATGATGCAACACCACGGTTATAGTCTAACTGAGTTAGATAATATGTTGCCGTATGAAAGAGAAATATATGTTTCACTTCTTTCAGAATGGGTTGCAGAAGAGAATGAGAGAATAAAAAACGAACAAGCGAAAATGAGGAGATAAAAATGGCTGAACAAGATAACAGCAGAAACGAAGTAGAAATCGATTTAGATAAGTACATGGCTATGATTGAGAAACTTGATGAGCAAGAAGATAAAATCAAGGAGATGCAAGAGGAAGCCAAAAGAGCGAGAGACCAACTTGCTCCACCTAAACATAAGTTCATGGATTTATTTTTAGACGATAATATACTAAATGAAAAATCAATTATTGGTTTTATATCATTTACACTAATGGTTATATTTGGTATATGTGATTTAGTAACAGCATTCTTAGGACAAGATTTAGTTATTTCTGATACGATATACACATCATTTGTTGTAGTAACACTTGGTTCATTTGGTATATCTGAAGCAGGAAAGGCATTCGGCGGAAAGTAATAAATGGCAAAAGATCCAAATCAAATAACCTTATCTGATATTTCACAGAGTCTACAAGATATAAATGACCGTGACGCATTAAACAAAAATTAAGTGAGGAACAACTAGAACAGCTAAGGCAAACTAAGTCATTGCTTAGTAGCGATAATCTTCAAAATATGGAAGATAAGCGAGAAGCGAATAGACAATTAAATGAGCAACTTAGACTTTTAGGTGTTATTGCAGATAAGGAATCACTAACTTTAAAAGACCAAAACATTATTGGTAATATTATAGGAGGTCTCCTAGCTCCTATTGGTTTTATAGCTGGTGTAGGATTTGGTATTAAAGATAGTTTAGTTCGTTTATTAAATATATTTGATATTAAATTAAATAAACCATTAGCAGAGGCTATTACTAAACTAAGAGGTGGAGTCAGTAGATTATTCAGTGTACCAACAATCTTTCTAGCTGATAATCTTGCAAGATTTATTGATGTATTTGATTTTAATAACCTTGGTATTAATAAAATTTCTCAAGAACTTTTAGATAAAACATCTGATGCTAGATTGGCTGTTAGGCGATTCTTTATGCCAGCTACACAATTAAAGGAAACTATTAAATTATATGGAGGCGCATTCACTGCAGTATTGAAAGATTTTAGAGCTAACTTTTTGGCAGGTATGAAAAATAAAGTTGGCCCTAGAGTTATAACACAATACACAGATGAATTTTTAAAGTCTATAGGTGGTGCTTTAAGGTTGGCAAATGTTGGTTTTGCAAAAGTAGATTTTAGATTTAAAGAATTTAAAGGGTTTGAAAGAGTAATGAAATTCGCCGATAGCTTAGGTGATTTCATAAGACCTATTGCTAGATTAGTTAAAGGATTCACAACTCTATTCCTATTACCTGTAGCATTCTTTGCTAGAATATTTGGTGAGGAACTAAAAGATGTAAGTAAAGGTATAAAAGGAACTAAAGATGCTGTAAGTGGTACAGGTAAAAGTGTTGGTATAATAAGTAAGACATTCGGTGAGATTGGTAAGGCCCTTGGTAATGTAACAAAAGTAGCATTTAAGTTTGGTAGAGTTTTAGGTAGATTCTTTGTACCTATCGCGGCTATCATTGCTGTATTCGATACAGTGCGTGGAGCTTTTGAAGGATGGACTAATACCGAAGGTAATATCTTTATGAAAGCCATCGGTGCATGGTTTGGTGCCGTTGAAGGTTTACTTAATTCTGTTGTAGGTGGTCTATTGGATTTACTTAAGGATGGAATATCTTGGGTATTAGGTAAGCTAGGATTTGAAAACGCGGCAAACTTTTTAGATAGTTTTAGTTTCCAAGATATAATATCAAAAATAGTTAATGCTGTTAAAAATGGATTATTTGCAGTTATTGATTTCTTTGGTAGCGCAGCATCTAAGGCTGGTTCCTTTATAGGTAGTGGATTAAGTATGATTAATAACTTTATTAAAGCTTTATTACAATCCGTATTACCTGACCCTGATTCTGAAGATTTAATACCAAGACTTGCATCAAAAGCTATACCGTCGTTTGTATATGAATATGCAGGTATGGACCCATACACTGGCGATGTTATTGAAAAATTTGATAGTCCTGCTGTAGATGCAATAGGACAAGTAATGGCATCTACTCCTCTAGGTATCGCGGCAAATGCAGGTCAAGCTGTAGCGAACTATGTAAGAAACAACAATCAATCAAATCATAATTACTATACTAGTGATTCCACAGATACAGTAGGTAATTCTCTACAATCTCCAACATAAAAAAAGGGGACCCGAAGGTCCCCACTTTCGACCGCGTGTACTGCAGTATCACCGGCCTGGCCCTTTCGGACTACAGTTAGTCTTGAGCTAATTTAGCAAAGTAACTCAATGTATCCTCTTCTTCCTTTTCCTCTGTAGGAGCTGGAGAAGGAGCATCAGCAAAAGGTTGTGCAGTTGCTTCTACTGAATCCATTACTGGAGCTTCAGCAACTGGAGCATCCGCTTCAATTCCTAATACTCTATTGAGTTTGAGCTTTAACTCATCATATGATTTATAATTCTCAGGGCTTGTAAACTCTGTTAGCGAATGTAATTGCTCATATGTTTCTTGCAGTCTAGTTTCGTCACCACCATGTAGTTGTGAAACACTTGCAAACTCTGACTTATCATAGTTTACCCAACCTTCGACTTTTCTGATTTTAATTTTAAAATCTGCGCCTTCCCAGAAATCGTATGGATTTACTGGTTGCTCATCTGCGAATTGTGGTTGCATAACATCCATAATTGGGTCAGATACAACAAGAATGTTTGACACATAGTGTAACCTTCTTTTTCTTTCCCTAGCGATTGCTTTATCCTCATCTCTACCTGAGTTCCATAACACTGAGTTCATTTCTGAAACAGGGTCTTGTTGTCCAATAGACGTTAATGAGTTTTCTATATACCATAGACCAGTAGGTCCTTTGAACCCGTGATCCCAGTATCTTACCCATGGAAGATCTTCACCTTCTTTTGCTGGTAAGAACCTAATCACAGCGAATCCATTCCCTGCTTTATCTCTGGTAGGTTTCCAAAATCTAGTATCCTCGTAAGAATTAGATTCTGTTTTAGTTGTGGACACAGCTTCCGCCGCCTTTACGAGTTTATCGATTGATGAGCCTCGCATGCTCTTAAGATTTTCTAAAGACATATTTTCTCCGTTATATTTACTGAATTATCCACTTTATACATAACAAAACAAATTATATTATACCACATTGTGGCGTTTATGTAAAGGACTTTCTTAAGATAGATATACATTTCTCTTGATTGAACTTTACAAAGGGTTTATATTTAGTAACCTTTCGATAGATGTCAGGCCAAATAATTGTTTCTGATATCTTCTTAGATTCTCTATCCATAAACCCAGTTATAGAATCGACGATAACAACTGTTTCCAATTGTATTTCATCTTGCATCCATAACTGTATTATCAGAGGATGCTCATTATCATTCGCTTCTAAAAGAGAATCAAATTGATTATCCTCTGCTAATTTATTTATATCATTTTCAAAAGTATATGATAAACTTTCTAGTACTTTTTTATGGTCACGATAGTATCGTTCACCACCTTCATTGAGCATATCGCCCACATACTTTACATCATTCTTAAAGTTAGCTACATAGAATTCCAAAAGGTTATCATATGTATTTGCTATCTTTGCGAAAAA